CAAAGAGCGCTTCAGATTTAAGTTATTCAGCATATGCAACTGAACCAGATTCTGGTGCAATTACATATGCTCAAGTATCAGGTACTTTACCACCAGGATTAACTTTATCAACAAGTAATGATAGAGCATATATAACTGGAACTCATACTGGATCAGAAACAGAAGCAACAACCTATACATTTAGTTTAGAAGCTACAGATCCAGAAAGTCAAAAGACAACAAGGTCTTTTAGTTTATCGGTAACGGTTAGTATGAGCAATGGAGGAGGATTCTGTTAAAGAATAGATAATTATGGCCACAACATCAATTCAAAGAAGTAGAACAGAAGGTACTACAAAAACAAAATTTACTTTGTCAATGTGGGTTAAAAAATCAGCTAATAATGCAAAATATTTATTAGTAAATTATACTGACGATAGCAATAGAGGACTTATTCAATTTGGTGGTAGTGATGATTTTTTATTTCAAAGTAAATATTCAAATAGTAATAATGCTGTTATACAAACAAATAGACAATTTAGGGATTTAAATTCTTGGTATCATTTTGTTTTAACCGGAGATAGCACTTTAGCTACAGCTGCCGACCGAACAAAACTTTATGTAAATGGAGTTAGAGAAACAAGCTTTGCTGCTGAAACACAAATAACTCAAAACGGTAATTTTTATCTTAACGAAGCAACAACAAATGGTTTTCGTATTGGTGAAAAAGGCGATGGTAGTGATTATTTTGATGGTTATATGGCTCACGTTCATTTCTGTGATGGCTATGCTTATGAAGCTTCTTCTTTTGGTGAAACGGATGCTACGACAGGAGAATGGAAAGCAAATACAGGTCCAAGTGTTACCTATGGAACCAACGGTTTCTTTTTGAAATTTGAAGATTCTTCTAATTTAGATTTGGATAGTTCAGGTAATGCACTTACATTCTCAACAAATGGAAATTTAATACAAACAGAGGATACTCCAGATAACATTTTTCCTACTTGGAATCCACTCGGTGCCACGGTTGTGAGTTATAAAAACGCAGGTAATACTATCTATAATTCAACTAATTGGCAAAATTCATATTCAACATTAGGAATGACAAAAGGAAAATGGTATGCAGAATTTAAAACTTTAAATGCTGATAAAGCTGTTGTTGGAATAACTCCAGTCAATGCTTCAGCACAATCAACTATGGATGGAATTTCCAGCACCAATAAAAGGTTTGGTTATGGAGATGGAAATAGAGATGGAAGAGTTTTATCTTATAATGGTGGAGCAGGAACAAAATCTACAGGTGGTTCTGATACTACTTATTCATCAGGAAGTATAGCTGCAAATGATATTATAATGGTTGCTGTAGATATGGATAATTTTATTATTTGGACAGGAGTTAATGGAACTTGGAATAATTCTGCAACAGCAACAGAAATACAAAATGGGACAACAACAAATGCTATGTTCACAGGATTTAATTCTACAAGTGATACTTGGCATTTCGCAGGAACCGTAGAAAATAGTACATTGGAAGCCAATTTTGGAAATGGATATTTCGGAACATCAGCAATATCTTCACCAAATTCAGATTCCGCTAGTTTGGGAAAATTTAAATATACCGTTCCTACTGGCTATTATGCGCTATGTACAAAAAATTTAAATACACAGGGATAAACAATTATGGCTTATACAGCAGTAGATAAACATACAGCACATTTTAATATTAAACTCTATAGTGGAACAGGAAGTTCTAATGCTATTACAGGTGTAGGTTTTCAACCTGATTGGGTGTGGTTTGATAATAGATCCACAGGATTAGCCAAAGAAATGTACGACAGCGCTAGAGGTGTAGAAAAAAAGATAACCTCTAGTGATAACGGTGCTGAAAGTACGGAAGTTGGATTAACTGCTTTTGGAGCAGATGGATTCACTTGTGGTGCTAGAAACCAAACTAATAAAGATGGCGATGGTATTACAGCTTGGAGTTGGAAAGCAGGTGGAGCAGGTTCAGCAAATTCAGATGGAGCAACAAGTTCTACCGTTAGTGTTAATACAACAGCAGGATTTTCAATAGTTAAATGGACAGGAACTGGAAGTACAACAACAATAGGTCACGGATTAGGTGTTGTTCCTAAAATGGTTATATTTAAAAATACAAGTAGTGCTGTAGATTGGAGAGTTTATCATACAATACTAGGTAATACTCATAGATTATGTTTAAATGATAATTCAGCAAGTTCTGATGATGATAGTGCCTTTAATGACACTTCACCTACTTCAAGCGTTTTTACAGTTGGAGGTAGTACAAGCACTAATGCTGGAACTATGATTGCTTACTGCTTTGCAGATGTAAAAGGCTTTAGCCGTATTGGTTCTTATACAGGAAATGGGGCTGCTGATGGAACATTTAGTTATACTGGCTTTAAACCGACTTGGGTATTATTAAAAATCTATAGTTCAACAGATAGTTGGTTTATTTTTGATACGGCAACATCAATAGCAGGTGGTAATAATCCTAACTCATATTATCAGCGACCAAATGAAACTTCAGCTCAAGGTACCTCATCTTCATTATCAATGGACCTATATAGTAATGGTTTTAAATGTAGAAATACTGATACAGCATTAAATAGTTCCGGTGCAACCTATGCTTATTATGCAATAGGCCAAACTTTAGTAGGTTCAAATAATATAACTGCAAAGGCTTGTTAATGAATATATTTAAAAAAATAAAAAAATGGATTATAGATTCTTATGAGAAACCTTTAGTTCTTAAAGATGAATTAAAAATTAAAGATTTAGAAAAGAAAACTAAAATACAATTAGAAAAGTTAGGTCGTAAATTAGGTGTTGAGTTAGATAGACGCTTAACAAAATCTAAACTTATTAATAAGATAAAAAAAATTCATAGAGAAAGGTAATATTATGGCACGAACTACACAAAAAACGGCCAAGAATATTACGATTGACCAAGGCTCAACCTACAGCGAAGAATTTACGGTAACATCTGATGGAGATACAGCTGTTAATATAACAGGTATGACGGTTGCAGCTCAAATTAGAAAAAATTATTCATCAGCTAATGCTTCTTGTAATTTTACAACAGAATTGGTTACACCTGCAAGTGGTATTTACAGATTAAAATTAACTAGTGCTCAAACCGCAGCTCTTACTGATGGTAGATATGTATGGGATGCTGAATTGACTTTAAATGATAGTACACTAGAAAGAGTACACGGAGGAATTGCTACGGTCACTCCTGAAGTAACCAAGTAATGAAACAGATATGTCAAAAGACCTTGAGAAATTTTTTAACTTAATAACCGAGGCTAAACAAAGAAGAAATGAGCCTAAAAACGATACAGAAAAGTTATTAAATAAAAATCAATTTCATATTAAAGTTAAAGCAACTGAATTAAAAGATTTCTTTACTGCTTTAGAAGATGAGAAAAATAAATTACTAGAGCAAAAGCAAAAAGATAAAGAGAAATTACAAGAATTAGAAGAAATTTTATTTTCTAAATTACCTTCACCTAGAAAAACAATCAAAGAAGAAAAACCGGTAGTTAAAAATCTATCAGGTCCTAAAAAACCTGAGCCTGAAGAAACTAATTTAGAATCAATTAGAGAAGCTGTAATGCAAGCTAATCAAGCTTTATTAATTAAAGAAGATGAGCCTGAAGATTTAGTAAATCAAAGTGCTGGTGAAATAACAACACCAACAATTGGTAGTGATGAAAAAGCAACAGAAATAGAAATTAATACGGAAGATGTTATTAAAGAATTATCTAAAATATCTACCAACACAGGTGTTATATTAAATAAAGATATAGATAGTGTTGAAGAATTAAAAAAAGAATTTATACATTTTAAAAAATTAGTAACCCAACAATTAGAAAGTTTAGGTGGTGGCGGTGGTGCAGCTAGTGAAGATGTAGATTTATCTGAGGTAGCTCAAGATATAATACCAGACACTAACAATTTAAGAAATTTAGGTAGTGCTGCTAAAAGATGGAAGAAAGCATACCTTGCCAGTCAAACAATTGATATAGGGGGTGCAGAAATTTCATCTGATGGAACTGGTGCAATTTCTATTGCGGCTACTGGTGCAACTTTACCTGAAGGTTCTAAAGCAGGTGCAAATAAACTTGCGGTTACAGGAACTGGTGGTAGAACAGGCGGAATTGTAATTCAAAAGATACCTTTATATACAAGAGCAGGAGGATTATCTGAAGCGGCAACAAACTTTGAGTTTAATGCTACAATTGATACAGCACGACCTTTTACAGATAAATCAACCTATAAGTTATCAAACGGATCAACCTTGGGGGAAACAGATACATTGACATTGTTTCAATTATAAGAAGGAATAAATATAAAATATGGCAGCTAAAACACCGATAAGAACGATATTTACTGATGGCGTAGCAACAGGTTTAGCAGAATTTCAATCTGGTGAATTTATTGACTATCAATTAGGTGGTACTGGTGTAACTGCTTTAGGTACAGCCGGTCAAGTTTTAAAAGTTAATTCAGGTGCAACAGCATTGGAATGGGGTGGTGTTGAAGCTGTATTAAATATTGAAGGCTTACCTGACGGAACAGGTATCACGGTTGTAGGAACTGATAAGTTAGCATTGTCAGATGGTGGTACTGAAAAACAAGTTAACATATCTCAATTAGGAACAATCTTTGCAGGTGATACTCAAACACTTACAAACAAAACTATAAGTGGTGCTTCAAATACACTTTCAAATATAGGAAATTCTTCATTAACTAATTCAGCAGTAACCGTAGGTTCAACTTCAATATCTTTAGGTGGAAGTTCTACAACACTTGCTGGTATTACAAATTTAACTGCTGGTGGAATTAATATAACAGGAAATTCAATTACTTCCGCTGATTCAACTATTATTGAAATGGGTGAAGGTCTATCGGTAACTGGAAACTTAACCGTTTCTGGTAATATGACCGTATCAGGAACAACTACATCTTTATCAACTACAAACACAGCAGTAACCGATAATTTATTAGAATTAAATAGTGGTGTTGGATCTAACAGCGATGATAGTGGTATTATTATAGAAAGAGGATCAACTGGTGATAATGCAATATTAATGTGGGATGAAAGTGGAGATGAATTTACTTTTGGTACTACAAGTGCAACAGCAGCTTCAAATGGAAATTTAACTACTACGGATGCTAATTTAAGAGTAGCACAATTAACAGCAAATACTATTACAGGTAATGCTGTTAAAGATGAAGATGATATGGCAAGTGATTCTAATACTCACTTGGCAACACAACAAAGTATTAAAAAATATGTTGATGATTCAATATTAACAAAAGACAATACAGATGAAATTGCTGAAGGTGAAAACAATCTTTATTATACAGACGCAAGATTTGATACAAGACTTGCAACTAAAAATACAGCAGATTTAACTGAAGGTTCAAATTTATATTATACGGACGCAAGAGCAGACGCTAGAATTGCGGCTAATATAATTGATGAGGATGCTATGGGTACTGATAGTGCCACAAGAGCACCATCGCAACAATCAGTTAAGGCTTTTGTTGCTTCACAAATTTTAACTAAAGATAACACCGATGAAATAACTGAAGGTTCAACTAACCTTTACTACACAACAGCTCGTTGGGATACTAAAATGGCAGCAGCTGATACAGGTGATTTAGGAGAAGGTTCAAATTTATATTATACAGACGCAAGAGCTGACGCTAGAATCGCAAATAATATTATTGATGAAGATAATATGGCAACTGATTCTGCAACAAGAGCACCTTCTCAACAATCAGTTAAGGCTTATGTAGATTCTAAAACAACTGCTGAAATAATGGAAGATATTGCTGGGGCTATGGTTGCAGGAAATACTGAATCATTAATTACGGTAACTTATGATGATACAGATGGAACAATAGATTTTGCCGTAGATAATAACCTTGCTAATTATGATAATTCAAGTTCAGGATTTATCACAGGTCTTTCAACTGCAACATTAACAAATAAAACTTTTGATGTAGATGGAACAGGAAATAGTTTATCAAATATTGCAAATGCAAATATTAAAGCAGCTGCAGCTATAGACGCAACTAAAATTGCTGATGGATCAATTACAAATACAGAATTCCAATATTTAAATGGTGTATCTTCAAATGTTCAAACACAATTAGACGCAAAAGCGACAAATTCACAATCAATTGCTTTCTCTCTTGCTCTAGGATAGTATAAATATGCTAGAAGGAATAAAGGTAATCTAATGGCAGAACCATCAACAAGAGAAACATTAAAACAATACGCATTAAGAAATCTAGGTAAACCGGTCATTGACATCAATGTAGATGATGACCAGTTAGAAGATAGAATTGATGAAGCGTTGCAATATTTTGCTCAATATCATTATGATGGTGTTGAAAGATGTTATCTCAAATATAAATTTACAGAAGCTGATAAAACTCGTATGAAAAGTTCCGAAGGGGACTCTACGGTTACAGCAACTAAAGATGGTGTGACCACTTCTTACACAACACAAAATAATTATATTGTAGTACCTGAAACCGTATTATCGGTTACAAGAATACTCCCTTTATCTGATAGACATAACAATAATATGTTTGATATTAGATACCAATTAAGATTAAATGATTTATATGACTTTTCATCTACATCAATAATCCATTATGATATGGTATTAAGACATTTAGATTTTTTAGACCATATATTAGTAGGTGAAAAACCTATTAGATTTAATATGCACAATAATAGATTGTATATAGATATGGATTTTAAAAATGATATATCTGTTGATGAATATATTATAATTGAATGCTATAGACGATTGGATCCATCATCTAACACCGATGTTTTTAATGACATATTCTTAAAAAGATATGTAACCGCTTTGTTTAAAAAACAATGGGGAAGTAATTTAAGTAAATTCAATGGTGTGGCTATGATGGGAGGAGTAACTTTAAATGGTGCAGACATATTTAATCAGGCAAACCAAGACATTGAAAAGTTAGAAGAGGACATTAAGAAAAATTTTGAAACGCCAGTAGATTATATGATAGGATAATCTAATGCCAACTAATGTATTTTTTGAGCGAGGTGGCACAACAAGTGAGAAAAGGTTATTAGAAGATTTAATAGCCGAGAATATACAAATACACGGCCACGATTGCTATTATCTTCCACGAAAATTAATCAATAGGGATCTAATCCTTAATGAAGATACACTAGCGAAATTCAATACTGCTTATCTAATTGAAATGTACTTTGAAGGCGACAGCTTCCAAGGTGAACAAGAGATGATGAGTAAGTTTGGATTAGAAATTAGAGAAGATACAACCTTTGTTGTTTCAAAACGAAGATTTGAAGAATTAGTATCTGATAATGCAAATCTTATAGCTGCAGGACGACCTAACGAAGGCGATTTAATATATCTGCCTTTTATGAAATCCTTTTTTGAGATTTTATTCGTAGAGGATCAGGAACCATTCTTCCAATTAAATAATTTACCAGTTTATAAATTAAGAGTTACTAGATTTGAATATGCTTCTGAAAAAATTGATACAGGTGTTGCAGACATTGACGCATTGGAAACTTCAAGGTCAATGGATATGCTTAATTATAAAACGACACTTGAAGATGGTAGTGGGTCATTACAAATGGAATCTGAATATGGAACATTTTACTTTATTGGAGAAGATTTTAGTATAGAAACACAATCTAAAGACGCAGCTGATAATACAGCATTTGAAACAGACGCTGGATTTGATACCGTTTCAACCGGCGATGACATATTAGACTTTACAGAAAGAAACCCATTTGGAGAAATTGACGAAGGATTTTAGATGTTAGGAACACATTTTTATCACCAAACATT